CGTGGTTGTCCACTGGCAGCTCTCCCCTGACGGGGGGAACTGCCGGAGACTCCACCCCCCTACCTTAAGTGGTAGGGACCCATCTACGCTTCAGAGTGAGGGCGTAGCGCCTCGGGGACACATCAAGGTGTTCCGAATCGATCGGGGAAAGAGCCTGGAACTCTCGAAGAGTTCTAGGACTTCCTTTGATCAACCGAAAAGCCTTAGCGAGAGCAGCATCACCACTAAGTGGATCAGGCTGCTTCGGTGTAACAGGTACCCAACAGAGGACTTCTGCCCTCTGAAGATACTTGTTCCACCTACGGGGAGGCACAACTTCGCTGTGGAAGTGCCACCCGATCGCTGCACTGTTCTCCGGAACGGTCGGGAGTTTAAACCCGACTCTTCGTTCCACCTCGTCCTTCAACGAGGCAGCCGCTCGAAGGTACCCAGCCTGAGAAAGCTGGTTGACCGTCGCGACTGAAGAAACAAATGCGGTTGCGTCCTTGCGATCTCTCGGAGGGTCATGCCTCAGGTAGACAGGGGTTACCTGTTCGCCGGCATAACAATCCGACCCACAAGACTCTCTGAACTTCCCAGTCCAGAAAGACTTGTTACGGTTGACCTTAAATCCTAGGGATTCAAGGTCAGCGCAGATCGCCGGTGCCTCATCCGCGGGGACGATTAAATCGTCTCCGAAGACGTAGACGCTCCGTCCGAGCGAAAGGACAGAACGCCTAGTCGGGAACGTTCCCTGCCTCAGCAGCCGAGAAGCAATGATGCTCGTATAGAACACCAAGGCTTCGACTGGGAAGCAGAGTGCTGACCCCATCGAGGCGAACTTCTTCAGGAGAGTAACCTCCCCAGTCGGAAGTTCCGCACGAGCGGACCTTGCCGCCATCACCCAAGCCAGAAAGGCTGGGTTATGAGCAAACAAGATCTCAACGTGCCGCAGACCGACTCGGTCACTCGCCTCAGCCATATCGAGGGTGGCGAAATAGCCATCCAACGATGCGGTGACGGCAAGGTTCTGATTCACGCTTTGGTCCCTGAAATTCAGGTGGCCGCACGTGAAGACGCCTTTCTCAAGGGCGCCCACCAGAACGTCTTTCAAACCCTGTTGCGCATACTGCATGCACACGGGTTCGACAGCAATGACTCGAGGCGTTTTCTGCGTCTTTGGAACGAATACCACCCGAACGGGTGGCTCGTCCTCAGGGTCGACGAGGCGTGGTTCGACAAAGCCGTCTTCCAGATTCTCATCTGATTGAACGGCCCTGGCAAAGAGTTGTCGGGTAAAACCGACATCCTCAAGCCGGCGAGACCACGACGTGAAGCGCCATTTCTGGTTACCAGAAATGTGCTCCTGTGTCGCACCAGGACCATGTCGCGGAATTAGACCTTCAAGGTCTAAATCCAAGTCGCTGACGATAATGTCAGCGACTCTCCGATAATATCGGAGCAACTGTGATTCCTGGGGAGCGACAACTTCGTCATCGCATTGGAGATACTTCTCGGTCGCATCAAGAATCCTTGCACGTGTGCAAGGACGATTGATCTTCTTCCCAAACAGGCAAATCTGCCTGATGAGACGAATGCAGTCGACCGATGGTGTCTCCAAAAGGTTCCCTTGCTGATCAAACACGCCGGACAGGAGTCCCTGCAGGAATGCGGGAATTCCCGAGCGCACCTTCTTGAAGGAAGGGAACGCTTGAGGGCCGACCCGGCCATCTGCTAGACTTCTCTCGAAGTCTTTACAGAAGGCTGGAAGGGTGAGAGTTATAAAACTCTCGCCCTCGTGCTTGACCCTGGACCGTAACGTATTAACGTCACGGTCCAGATCAGCACCACTCTTCTCGCTGGCATCAGCCAGCAAGTCTTCCAGAAGGTCTGAGAGGCTTTTCACACATCCTCCTTCTAAGGGGTATGTGTCCAATGCGCTCACCAGACCATCCAGAAGTCACGTAGCGGCGGTCCTCAGGTCTCACCATTGGCGAGCTTGAGGAGGTTGGCCGAGGTAGCCCACCCGACCAAGGCGTTAGCCAGGGTCTGGGCGTCTGCCGGGGTCAACCCAGAAGCGGGAAAGTCCATCGTCAACGTCGCAGTCATACTGGCCAGAAAGCTCTGGGCAGTATTCAGCGGGTTGGCAATGACCGTATCACGCTGCAGCCGCGCGACCGCGCGCGTCCTCTGAGCCTTAAACTGATGCGACAGCTGCAGGTCATAGACCGTGCCGCTGTCGTTCAGCTTGTACTCAGAGGCGTTGGCGTTCCGGCCAATGGCCGGAAGCGTCTTCGCGACAGTAGCATACGTGACAGTCTGGGGATCGGCGAACACGTCGGCTCTCCTGGAAGTTAAAACGCCTGACGTTCTAATCAGAACGTCAGGTTGCCCCGAGATAGACCCAGGGCAGCGAGGATGGCAGCTCTAGACGGCGTAATGTCGCCTAAGCTGACACCCGGACCAAAGGGTTGGACTCCGCCAGTCCTTATCTTCCGTTCTTTTATATGAACGGAACGGCAGGACTGCTTGAACGACTCGAACTTATACCCTAACGTCTGGTTTCCCAGTTTAGTTAGGGTGTTCGCGCCGTTCAGGTCGGTTACACTGCATGCCTCTTCGTTGAGGTAATCATGCATCATCGTGTAACCATAGCGCATAGTGAGTCCATCGACAGCGGTTGGGCTCAAGGCGTCGGCGATTTCGCCGAGGTCCGAGAACCAATCCACCAACCATGTCCAAGGCATAGCGGCCCAAATCGCTCCAGGAGTTGGATTTACTCCAAAGAGCGCCCGCTTTGCCCTGCCGCTGAACTGCCACTCAACGATGTCTGGAATCCAGTAGCGAAAGCATGCTGAATACCAGACCTTCGTTTGAGTAGAGGCTGCCACTGTAACCTTTGATCCCCCATTCTGCCACGTAATAAATGGCGTGGGAGGGTTACAGTACACATCTTGAAACGGGTTGTCGTGCTCGGAAGCACGAGTCACCGTAACAGATGTGTCGTCTCGGAGAACAACCCGACGACGAATGTTCTGGCCATTTTGAGAGGCCAGTTTTGCAATCGTCGCGTCAACGTTCTTCATGGCTCTGTAGAGCTTCCGAATGTCGTTGACTAAGGGTTTCCAGCCAAAGACAGCGTTAAGGTACTCTGAGCCAAGCCCAGAGAGATCCTTAAGCTTGTCCTTGAGCCGCCCCGGCAGTTCGTGAAGAGGAGTACCCCTGGGTAAACCCAGGAATGTCTTCTTCTTCCCGAACAGCACATCCCTGAAAGGGATTCCGGGAAGGCCGTCTGTTATAATCTCCTTACCGGAGACAAACAGATCGACCAATGGCCTGCCAGGCTTCGTGCGGTTAAAACCGCGCAAAGCATAGCCTGCTGCGTCATCCAAAGCACGAGTAATCATGCTTTGGTTGACGACCGGAGGGGTGGCAGTGACTCCAGCACAACCTGCAAAGATTGTGGTGGTAGGACCACTGCCCTGTTCAAGGGTCCAGGTATACGGCCCAGAATGAGTCATAGACTCATTATGGACGTAAAACGGACCCCCGCCACTCCATCTCCCGTTAGGAAGACGGTAGTGACCTTCCGAAGCGAGCAAGCCCTGAAAGTCCCAGTTCGTAAGTGTTGCACAGGTCAGGGGCAATAGTTTGCTCCTGAACCGTACAGCAGGTATGGACTTGGACATCAGGTTCAGCTCCCTTTGGTGGGAAACGAGGGTTGCAACCCCTAAAGGTTGCTTGCTGCCCGAAAGGGC